ACACAGTCGGTAGAGCAATCAATGTAGTTACTAGAGGAAAAATAAAGGAGTGTGGAGGATGCAAGAAAAGAAAAGCGTTACTGAACAGGATGATACCTTACAGGAAATAGCAAGAGGTGGAGGTCGCATATCTGGAAAAGAAGGCGGTCTTAGATTAGATGTTTTTAAACATGATGAAATAGCATATGTTAATGGTACAGACTTTAGTACAGAAGATTGTGCTGTTTGTGAACTTCCTGAAACTGCTCAAAGATATATAGTAGAAGATATAGAATACGAAGATTCTAGAGGCAGATAGTGCCTAAACAAACTTTTAAAATAGAAAGTTTTCATGGAGGACTTAATAGTAATTCTGACCCTAGAGATATAAGAGACGATGAATCTCCTAGTCTTAGAGATGTTGCTATAGATTCTATTGGTAAAATAAAAACATTTGGAAAGTTTGATGATGGGAATATTATAAATAGTGGAACTGCTCAAGCAGCTGGTTCTGGTGTATTTACATTAGCTTCTTCAGCAAGTAGTTCAGATGATTTTTATAATGGTTATCATTTATTTGTACAAAGTGGAACAGGTTCTGGGGGTCAATTTGTTATTACTGATTATGTTGGTTCTACAAAAGTAGCTAGCTTTAGTGGAGGAGGAAGTTATGGTAGTGATAGTGTATATATAATTACAAGTGATAAAAACACACTAGACCCTTTACATAATAAAGGTTTATTTGTTATGTCATCTGATAGAAAAATAGATGGAACACTATCTGATGAAACTTTAATATTTTGTTATGATAATGGTAGTAACACTATAGATATTAAAGATAGTGATGATTGGAATAATGCTAAGATAACATTTGATGGTAGTGCATCTCCAATGTATTATAATGCTGATGGAGTAGTTAGAGTTTCTGATTCTAATTTAACAAGAGACCCAGAATGGTTTGGATATGTTATTGATGAAAGATTTGATGGATTAAATGCAGATTCTGGTTCTATTGGGTGGATAAATGTAGACCAAAAATTAACAACTCCAACATTAGGTAAATGTATAATATCTACTCCCGCTGTAGGTGGTGACGCAAATGGTATTTTTTCTAGTTCTGGTGAATATATAGGAACTGTTATAGATGATGGTACAAGTAGTGACCAAGTAGCAAATCATAGTTCTGTTAATCTTAGAGTTGGTATTCAATTAAATGAAATTATAGCAAGTGGTCACGCAGATTGGGATTTTAATATTGCACAAACAAATAACCCAAGTAGTGATTCAACAGATATATATCCATGTATAGGAACTGCTGTAACTCAAATTGTTGGAACTAGTTCTGGTCAAACATTTGCATCAATAGGAGTTGATGGTCTCGATTATACTATTGGCGATAATCAATGTTTAATAGTTTCAATATTTTTTACAACTTCTGAATATGGAGACCTTAGAAAAATTAAAGTTTCTGGAGGAAGTGTAGGTTGGGAATTTGGATTAGATGATATAAAACCAAATATGTGGAATTTATTAGTTTGTTCTGGAGACAATATTAGTAGTGGTAGTGAAAATTTTCCAATAGATAGTTCAGCTAGTAATTTTTCACTTTTTATTTATGATAATCATCCAGGCGGAGCAGGTTCTACTGATGTTACTTATTATGTAAGTGGAGTTGCTATTGCAGAATCTCAAGGTATTAACGCATTTACACCAAATACATATACATTTCATCATACATATTTATATGATGTAGAAAATAAACAGGAATCATTACCATTTAAATTTAGTGATGTAGATAGTGGTTCAGAACCAGATAATCTTAATTCTATAAATGTAGTAGGTTCATCTGTATTATTTAATTTTGATACATATATATGTAGTAATGTAGCAGCTGGTAATGCATATGGATTGAACAAAAGAATAAGTGGTTCTAGATTATATTATAAAAAAGAAGAAAACGATAATTATTTTCTTATTGGTGAATTAGATTTTGTTGATAAAGGATTTAAGTTTTTACCAGAAGCAGATACTCTTTCATATACAATGACTAATACAACAGATACTACTGCTCCAATATTAAGTAAAACTGCCTTAATAAAAGGAATATCTCCAGAAACTGCAAATACAATTGATACATTTAAAACAATAAATGGTTTTTCTACAGAAGTAAAATCATTAGATGCTAAATATAAAACTGCTGTAGTACATGGTAGGAGAGTATACATAGGTAATATTAAAAGACCTGATGGTAAAACATATCCTGATAGAATTGTTAAAAGTCAAGTAAATAGATTTGATACATTTCCAGAGGGAATGGGTTCAGTAGATGTAGTAATACGAGATGGAGAAAGTATTGTTAAATTAGAAGCATATGCAGATAGAATACTTCAATTTAAACAACATAGTTTGTATATAATTAATGTTTCAGAAAGTGTAGACTTTTTAGAAGATACATTTAGAAACAAAGGATGTGCATTTGATTATCATGTTGTAAGAACAGATATGGGAGTTGCTTGGTTTAATGACCATGGTTGTTATTTATATGATGGTAGAAATGTTATAGATTTACTTGAAAAAAAGGGAATTAGAAGTATTAGTGAATCTGATTGGAGTGGTCATGTTAAAGAAATACAAAATGATGGAACTTTTGATGATGCTACTATGCAATATGCTCACATAGCTTATGTTCCTAAAACAAAACAATTATTAATTAAAAACAATAATAGAGATTGTTATATATATGATTTTGTATTATTAGCATGGACTTTTTCTAGAAGTACAATGAGTGTATATGGTGGTTCAAATAAAATGACTAATTTTGCTTTAGATGGAGACCAAGATTTATTTTTCATAGATGGATTGCAAACTACTAGAAAAACATTTTTAACATCATCTCAATCTCAAGATGATTTTATATATAATACTAAAGATATAGATTTTGGACAACCTTCTATAAGAAAAAAAATATATAGAGTTAGGATTAATTATAAAGGAGATGGTAGTAGTTTAAATGTAAGATATAGTATAAATGGAGATACAGATACTTATAAACAATTTCAAGGTACTTCTAGTGGTTTACCAAGTGGTAGTGCTGCAGATACTCCTTTAGAAAATAAATCAAGTGATTTAACACAATGGTATCAAGCAGAATTAAAACCTAATGTATCATCAGAATCTAATAATATATATAGTTTTCAAGTACATATGACTGGTTCAGTAGATGCTTCATTTGAAATAAATGATATAACAATTATATACAGATTAAAGAATGTTAAGTAATGGGATTAACTAGAGAAGAACGAAAATTACTACATCAAAAGTCTAAACAACCTACGTTTGGCAATGGTAAACCTGATAGTAATCAAGGTAACGAAGGTGACATAGCATATAGGCAAGTAGAAGATTCTGGATTAGTTCAGTATGTAAAACAAAATGGAAGTTGGGTAGCAGTAGGTTCACAAGGCGATATGCCTGAAACTAGAGATGTAACTAGAACTCCATCTGGAGGTGGAGGAGTAGGTTCTCATAATCATGGAGAATTTATTAAGAAGGATGGTAGTGTTGCATATACAGGAAACCAATCATTTGGAACTAATAATATAACTAACGTAGGTACTTTAGACGTAGATGGAGCAACTACCTTAGACCAAGTTACAATTAATACTACTGATGGTGCTTTTGCAGTTAGTGGAGAAAATCCTATAAGCCTTGCTACTTCAGGAGGTTCAAATCCTATAACTATAAATTCAGGAGGAACTTTAGATGTTGATGCAAGAATTGTAGATATACAATGTAATTCAGATTATACTGCTGTTGTTTCAGCTGCTTATTCTTTAACTGGTTCTGCTAATATGACAATACAAGCAACTGGGACAGGTGCTAATACATTATTACTTCAGAATACAAATAATAATAGTTCTTCATTCACAGGAATACATATTAAAACAGATTCAGGCGCAGCTAGTTCAGGTTTTAATAGAATACTTATAGAATGTGATAATATAGCATCAAAAGGAGCTGATTATGGAGTTGATGTAAGAAGTGAAAATAATATAAGAATTAGAGCAGAAAATGCTAATAATGGTAATCCTACAGGATTATTAATGAGAGCTACAGGACCTATTGATATTGGAGTAGGTACTAGTTTAACTCCTCATAGTGGAAATGAAAGAGTAAAAGTTCATGGTTTATTTGAAACTTCTACATTATATAGAGCATCGGGAGAAGCAATAAATTGTTCTACTCATAGTGTAGCATTTGACCAATTAGATACTCCTAAATTAATGAGAAACTTTACTTATAAAGCAAATGGTACTCTTGATAATAATGAATGGATAAGAATAGTTGCTCCCGCAAATGAAGATTTTGGTAACGGAACAGTTTGGTTAGTAACTGTATTTTTTAGTAAAGGTTCGCAAGAAGGATTAACAGTTGGATATTGTTTTAGTAGTGGTGGTCAAAGAGTAGACCCTGAAGATACTGGTGATTATTCTATAATTAGATTTCAAGATACTGGAGGAACTTATCAAACTGGAGCAAATTCAGGAAATTCTAATTTACCGTGGGGAGGAAAAATTACATGGGCTTACCTTAACGATGGTAGTGGTAGTAGTGAAAACGCTATTAGGTGGCAAAACACAACAGGTTTAGATGGTGTAGTAGTAAAAGCATCTGCTCAACGAATGCAGAGTACAGATGATTTCTCATAATATCATATTGGAACAGAACAATTTCTGTATTAAATTAAATAGTAAAAGTATATAGTAGACATGGCAACAGCAAAGCAAATAAAATCATCGATTAGGTCTCAATCATCTGCTCAAAGAGGTGTCACTCAACAATTAGCAGGAGTTGAAAGTTTATTACAACAAGCTGACTTTTCATCTAAAATGTCAGATATAAAAAATAAACAAAGAGAAACAATGTTTGCTACAGCCGCTTCTGGATTAGAATTAGCATCTACATTTGAAGAAGGGTTAAAACAAAAAGCAGAACTAGAATCTAACAGAAAAGCATTTGAAGAATCATTACCTGAAGCAGTTCGTAAAGCAGGTGGTGTGACTACTATAGAGAATCCAAATAAAGCATCATTAATGGATGTATTAAAAGGTGAAAAAGGTTCTTTAACTTCTTTCTTATACGATGAAAAAGAACAATATATGTTAGGTGAAAATGTATTAGGTAGTAAATACGATGTAGCTGCTATGGGAGAAAAAGCAAAAGCATTAAAGCAAACAGATTTATTAGATAGGTTTACGCAAGGAGAACCTTTAGATAGTAAGTCTCCAACATTACAATTAGAAGCAAGCCCCACTCTTAGTAAAAGTTTTAAAAGTATATATGGTAAAGAAACAGATATAGAATCATTAAAAGAATCTGAAGGTAAACCATTAATTAAAGAAGACATTAAAACAGAATTAAATAATAGTGAAATAATTGTCAATAATAAAATACAACAACAAAATAATCTTAGTAGTTTTGTATCTGAATTTGGTGAAGAAGGAGGTAAACCTTCACTAGAAGGACCTGAAATAGATACTCCTTCTATGGCATTTTATAGAGCTGGTATAGATGAAAATAATAAAGTTAAAATAAATTCAAAAGATTTTGGAACAGTTAGTAAAAGGTTTTCTACTCCAGAAAGAGCATTAGGGGAAATAGATAAAAACATGAAAGAAATATCTAAACTAAGAGATGAGTCTAGATATAGTAATAAAACATCTTATAAAAATGCATTAAAAAAAGCAGATGAATTAGAAGTAAAATTAAAGAAAAATATATCATCGGTATATAACTCTAAGACTGGAAAGTTTAGGTCTGAAGAATACAAACAAATGTTTGAAAAAGGTAAATATCTTAAAGGTGACCCAAGAGGAGTTGGGGAAAAAGAAGGTTTTGCAAATATTTCTAGACAAGTAGACTTTGCTGGAATGCAAACACCTTTTTCTACTGCGCAAGAAGTTAATTTAACAAATGTGCAAAGTTTTATTAATGAATTATTTCCAAAAAATTTAGCAAGTAGGTAATATAATATGTCATATATAACAGCAGCGATGACAGCTCTTTCATTTATAGAGTCAAGAGCAAATACAAAAGCAACAAGAGACCAAGCAAAAGTTCAATCAGATTACTTTAGAGACGCAGGTCTTAAAATGGAAGATGCACAAAAAAGTCTTGAGCAATCTTTAGGTAGTTCATTACAATCTCCTGTATTAGAAGCTAGAAGGACATCTGGTTTAGTTTCTGGACAAGGACAACAAAATATTATGCAAGCTAGAAAACAACAAGACGCTATAAGTAAAGCAAGTGGATTTGCTAGTATGTCTATGGATGATGATATGATTAAAAATGTTAGAAGTGCATATACTAGTAAACTAGAAGACATAGATATTGGATTAACAAAAAATTTAGGAGATATACTATCAGATTTTGAAAAAACAAAATTTGAAATGCAATCTCAAAAAGAACAAATAGAAATGCAGAAAAAATTAGCAGACCAACAATCTCAATCAAAATATCTAGGTATATTCGGATAATATTATGTCACAAGCATTACAATCATTAAACTCATTATTAAAGTATAAACAAGAAAGAGAACGTCAAAAGATTGACAAGTCCTTATCTATGATGGATATGGCTACAAGATTAAGACAACAACAATTAGAGAATACTAGACAAAATCAAATAATGCAAATGAGAGTAAAACAAGAAAATAGAGATTCTAAATTATTTAGTAAACAATTAGAATCTGCTGAACTTGCTTTAGAAAAAGAAAGAAGAGAATCATCTCCAGAATATATTGCGATTGCAAAAAGACAATTAGAAGCTGAAGCTAAAAACGCTGAATTAATTGCTGAAACAAGATATAATACTATCAGGCAAACAGAATTAGATAATTTAACATCCGCTATAAAATTAAAAAGTGTAAACAATAAACAAGATATTGTAGATGATTTTAAAAGAAATGTAGGAATGAATGCATTATTTAGAGCAACTAAAGATTATACAATTGATGGAGAATTTGAAGGTAGTGATATACAAGAAGTAAAAGAAAATATTTCAAGACACGCTAAAGATAAAAAACAAGCAAAGTTTCTTGGTAAGATAGTAGAGCAATATCCAGGCTTAATAACAGGGATAGCTTCTTATCAAATGTTAGTGAATAAAGGAGAAAGGTCTGAACAATCATTTCAACCATTATTTGAATCTATGAATAGATTATATGATGATTTATCAACTAAAAAAGATTTAGTAACAAATTTTCAAAATGAACTTGGTGTTTCTTTAAATAGTTTAGATATGAATAATATTGCATTAATGAGAAATCAATCTTTCGACCAATCATTTGAATCTGGAGCATTAAATTCTCAAATATTAGATATTGTAAATAAAAATTTAAAAAATAAAGGTCAAGACAAAAATGCTTTGAGAAATGAATTAATGATGCAATCTTTATCTAAAATAGGAATGATACCTTCAGAGCAAGAATTAAATTCTATAAATGAACAAAGAGCATCAGAAGGTAAATCGCCTCTTACATTAGAAGATTATACAGAAAAATTTGATAACTAATAATATATGCCTACTCAAGAAGCAATAGAAGCTCTATTAAAACTTAGAAAAGAGCAACAACAAAATTCTACAGAACCTTTTGCATTAACTGGAACTGGGTTAGGTGATTCCCCTCTTCGTAGAATTACAGGAGAAACTGAACAAGAAACTGAAGACAGAACTGAAAAAGATAAAGTATCTTTATTTAAATCAGTAGGTGCAGGTCTTTATGAGTTTGGTGAGTCTGCATCATTTGGATTATTAGGTCTTGCAGAAATAGGGGCAGAGAAAGCATTAGGAGAAGAGATAGAGTTTCAAGAATATTTTAGAGACGCACAAGAACAAAGCAGTTTAGCAGCTGTATTAGGTGGTATTGGAACAGGAGCAGGTTATTTACTGGGAGCTCCTATGAAGATTACTGGTAAACTATTACAAAAGCCTGCTACTGCAATTATTGCTAAAGCAACAAAAGGACAAACAATTGGTAGAGCATCTGCTGATATAAATAAAGCAGCTATTAAAAGTGGTATAGAACAAAAAGTAGCGAACGAATTTAGTGATGTTGTTGTTGGTTCTACTATATCTGCTACTGCTAAAAATAAACTTGCTGATGGAGCATTTAGAAATACTACAACTGGTTTTACAGCAAACATAAATAAAAGTGTAAATAGAAAATTAGCTCAAAAACAAATAACTACAAAACAAGCAGATGCAATTACAAAAATGGCTGAACAAGTGGCAACAAGAGGAATACCTTTACAAAATATATCTCAATTTGCTAGAACAAAGTATGGTAATACTAGGTTTGGTAGGTTTGCTACAGAAGCATTGCATGATGCATTTGTATTCTCAGTTGCTGATGCAGTTATGGATGCCTCATTCCAATCACAACAAATGTTAAAAGGTGACCAAGAAGAATTTAATTTAGGTCAAGTTGGTTACTCAATGGCAACAGGATTGTTAGCAGGTACAGCTATTAACGCATCTACTTCTTTCTTTAAACCATTAGGTAAGATGTTAAACTCAAGAAAAGATTTTGGACAAGGTTTAAGAGCATACTTAATGACTAGAGGTATGTATAAAGATGCAAGTGTAAGAGAAGTTGTTAATAGTATGGTAGATGTTGCTAATAACAATAAAAAGAATTTGTCAGCAGACCAATTAAAATTAAGAACTAGTTTTGAATATAGATTAGATGGAAAAAAGAAAACTAAAGATTTATTATTATCTGAAAATTTAAGTCACAAAGCAAATGTAAATAGAATTACTTCTGAATTAATAGATGAACTTGGAGAAAAAGAAGCAAAAACTAAATCATTAAATTGGTTAATGGCAAACAAAAAAATATACGCTAAAGAAATGATGGGTGAGGCAACTAGAGAAGGATTGCAAAACTATAGATTAATATTTCCTAGAATGTTAGTAGCTGGAGCAGCGATGGGTGGTACTCAATCAATACAGGCATATGCTACAGGAAATGAATTAAGAACTGAAGATTATATATCTAGTATGCTAATAGGTGCTTGGACACAACGTAGAGGTAACTTTGCAAGAGATGTAGATTTAGGCAATAGAGTAAAAGAACTTAGGTCTACATTAGAATTTATGGGTGTAAAAACAGAGCATACTGCATTTGGTTCTACATTTTCTAAGAATAGTAATATGTTTGGTGTTGGGCTTGCAAGAGACAATCAAAGACTTACCGATTATTTAAAAGAAGAAAGATTAGTTAGTGATGAAGATGAAAGTATTCAAGGAGAAAAACTAGCAGAAGATGAAAAAGTATTTTATGAAGATGTAGGTGGTAATCCTGTTGACCCACATAACGGAAGAATGGATTATGTGTATGAATTAATAGAACAAGATTTTCAATACACAAAACCTAAAGACCAAATATCTGATACACAAGCTAATGAAATAGTAAATATTTTAGAAAAGCAAGGATTTAAAACATTAGATGATTTTGATAAAGCATATGATGATAGGGTAGGTGAATCTACAGAATCAATGGAAAGCACTATTGTTAGTGTTCTTAAAAATATTGAAACTTCTAATTTTGATGAAATAAATATTACTACAGATAGAGATACTAAAAAAATATCTGTACCGAATGTTATTGACGTAGATGATTCATTATATGATAGAGCAAGAAACGGTGAATTTAAAGAATGGCTTTCAAATAAAGATGGAGAAAAAGCTGTAGAAGAATTAAAAGAATCACTAAGAAGTTTAAATGCTGTTATAATGACTACTGAAGGATTAGACCAATCAAGATTTAATAACGAAACAAATACAATTAAAACATCAGAAACATTAAAAGGATTATATAATACTGTAAGAGATTCTGAAAAAGCAATACACAATGTTGTTAATCCTAAAGACAATAGAGCAGAATTTAGATTTAAAGATGTTCATTCTTATTTAATGCCTTTAATACAAAACAGAGGTAAACGATTTACAAAAAATCTTATGTCAAATCTAGAAAAAGATAACATGAGTGATGGTTTAAAAAATGTATTATATGAGTCTGGTATACTTCAAAAGTCTGAAGATGGTGAATTTAGATTAATAGATGATGTATATAAAATAAAAGTAGATGAAGAATATAAAACAAAATTTGATGATTTAACTAAGTTACAAAACATATTAGTATCATTAGGAGATTTTAAATTAACAAAAGAATCGACTGGTAGAAATGTAGAAACTGGTAGTATTAAAAAATTAAAAGGAGCGTTAAGAGACGTAGGTATTGACTTAGATGAATTTAACAATCCTAAAATGAAATTTTTATATCAAATGGTTTTAAATGATATAAGCACAAAGAGATTAAACAATTCTATTGCATCAACTGCTGATATAGATTTTATTATACAACAATCAGGTAATGCATTATTTAGTGAGCCTGGACTTATAACAGATGGTGGATTTAGAGGATTTACATTAAAGAAAGTAGACATACCTCATAATAGAGATTTTCAAAATGAATACAATAGTAAGTTAGAAAAATTAAAAAAAGAATCTGGTGTTGTTAATATACTAGAAGATAAAGTTGTTGTATTAAATGAGATACAAAGCAATCAATTAGAAAGTATGTTTGATATTGTATATAATGCTCCAACTGTAGGAGAAAACGTAGGATTTAGAGATTTATATGCAACATTAACAAACAGCAAATTAGATAGAGTTAAAGATAGATTAATATCTTATATGCAAACTTTTGGTCGTAAAGGCGAAATTGAAATGTTATCTTTGTTAAAAAGGCAAGGTATCATAAATAGAAATGCTGATGGAACATTAGAAGTAGATAATAGATTTACACTTGAAAAAATTAAAACTGAAATTGGCGAACCTAAGACTGAAGAAGAATTACAAAAATTTATAGGAGAGCAAAATAAATTAAAAGAAGAGTTAATTAAGGCAATACAACCTGTAAAAGATGCTTTAGATGGTAAAGGTATTAATAACGAATACATTGAAAAAGAAATAAAATCTAGACAAGAATTAAATAGAAGATATGTATCTCAAGCAAAAGATGAAGAAAAAAATCCTAGTCTTGGTATTGATGAATTTTTTAGAAAATACAGATTTAAAGTAGAAGTTATAGATGGAATGAGTGATTATAATAACTATAGCAATGAATCATCTGAATGGAAAAATGAATTTTTTAAAGACCAAAGATATTTATTAGATGATTTAGGAAATCTTTCACCTGATAGTATTACTAGAATACAAAATGATATTGTTAAAAATAATAAAGAATTTAAAGATTTAGATGCGGATGATAAAGAAGTAGTGTTGCAGGATATTACTCAAGTAGTAAGAGGAATCATTAGAAAAAAAGTAGTTAAAAAAGTTTCAATTATAAATGGTAAAATAGTAACTGACGATATTGGTTCTAAAGAAGTAATGCAAAAAAATCCTGTGTTTGATTATCTAGATTCATTAGGAATGGATTATGCTATATTTGATAACAATGTAACGTATACAGAGTTTGGTAGATTTATTACTGAAAAAACTTATAATATATTAAGTACTGAAGGATTAGGTGCTAAAGAAAAAATCCATGTTCAGGGATTAAGAGAAGATGTAAAAAATCAATTAAGTGAAAATTTAGTAAGTAAAAATATAACTGCATTGTCAAGAAGTGATGTTGCAGTATCTGATGGTAGTTCAAAACATGGTATGCTTAAGATGGATATATATGATGGAATGGATAGCATAGTTATTGATAAAGCAGGTATGCAAAATATTGCTCAAGACTTTTTAAGATTTTATAAAAAACATATTAAAGGTATTACTGAGCCATCTACTAAAAGTCAAATGAATAGATTAAAAAAAGCATTTGAAAGCACAAAAGATGAGTTTGATTATAACGATGCAAATATAGAATCAGCAACAAGATTTTTAATATCAGAAGTTGCATTTAAAAGCGATAAGAATAATTTGTTTTATAAAGTATTAAATGAAACAAACCCTATGGAAGTAGATAAGTATATTAAAAGAATGAAACTTGCTACAACTAAAAACTTTATTAGGTCTGATAAAACATTTCATCAATCTATTATTAATGCAAGAAATGAATTAGGATTAAATAAAAACATTACTCAAATACTTCAAGATAGAATTACAAAATATAATAGTAAATACAGAGTTGCTGTGTGGGATGATGAAGGTACTGAAAGCATGAGAACTGTTATTGAAGATACTATTAATGAATTTAAAGAACAGTATCCAGAAATAGATAAAACTAGTAGTAAGAATATTATTGCACAAGCACATCAAAAAGTATCTGCATTTGATAGTATATCGTTTTTATCTAAAAAAGCTATGATAGAAATGCACACAATTATGGGGCATGACCCTGATTCTAGAAACCCTATAAAGCCTGTTATATCATCACAAGGAGAGGGAAAAACATTATTGTATGGTAAGACATTATTTATACATAGTCCTGCTTTAGATGGATTTTTTAAAAAGAATCGTGTAGATATATTACTGACTGGTTCTGGAGCAAAAGCATATGATGGTGGTAAGGAAACAATAATTGAAGGCGTAAGGTGGGATGAATTATCAAACTATGAAATATCTAAAAAATATCAACCTTCAGATATTATAAGAAAAATAGATTTAGATGCTATAGGATTAAAACCTGAAAAAGATGCTAGTTTATTATCAGCTAGTGAATCAGATGCTGATTATAATTATATGGATAGGTCTGAACATCAAAGAGCATTCCAAGAATTAAATGCTGAATTAAGTTATAATTTAGAACAAATGGCAAATATTATGGGTGACCCTTATAAAATGAGGACATTCATGTTAGAGCAACTTAATAAAGGTAATATACCAGAAGATGCAGAAGATGGAGCATTAAAAAACTTAAGTAATATGATATACTATCTTCAATTAAATGAGTCTGCAAATCCAATGGATTATAGTTCTGCTCAAGTTCAAAAGTATTTATCAAAAGTATATATAGATAATATCTTTAGCAATAGAAGGTCATTAGTTAATAATACATATAAAGATGTTCCTACAGAAGCATTTAGATATGGTGGTCAAGCAGCTATAGTACAAACTGGAACTGCTAATTTAGGCAAAGGAAAGAAAACTAGATTGCTACCTACATTTTTTAATGCAGATAATAAAATGATTCTTCGTGGACAGATTATGTTACCTGATAAAGAAAGAACAACTACTTTATCTGGATTAGGTAATAAAAAAATAAGAGTAGTTTCTAATGAAAAAATATTTACATTACAAGAATTTAAAAAAGAAATAGAAAAAGTAATTAAAGATGGAGAGTTTGAATTTGATGCAAAAGAAGCTGGAGTTAAAGATTTTGATGATTGGTGGGATAAAAATTTAAAACCTGTTGATATGACAATCGAAGGTATGCATGATATTTTACAAGATTTTTCTAAACAATTTAATACAAGATATGAATTAGGAATAGTATCAAGAAGAAATCCAAGAACAAGACCTAATGATATTACTTTACTGGGGTTAAAGGGGTTTTTACATAAAGATACTGGATTAGCAGTAGAGGTAAATAGTTTTGATGTTGCTAACATATATGAAGGTGACTATGATGCAGATAAAGTAGATTATTTCTTTGCTCATAGTGATTATATGTTTGATTACATTAAAAGAAGTCAATCTCATTTTGTTCAACAAATTGACCCTGATGGATTACAAATGAAACCTGATTTTACATTTGGTATGGAATCTAGTTTAGCAAGTCAATCTATAGTATCTAAAATGGGCAATGCTATTGCATTTAAAAAAGGAATAGGCATTGTTCAAAAGACTCATAGAAAACTTAATTACTTGCAAAATCTTACTAATAGACAACACTTATTAAATGTACAAGACAATGATTTAAAGAATGTAAAAAAAGAATGGAAAAATATTGTAAGAAAAAATGCTAATGGAGACCTTGTAGGACCTGGAGTTTTATATGAAACATCTGATGGTGAAATAATTACAATGGATAGTGAATCACTTTCTTTCTTTCAAAGAGCTGCTTTAGAAGTTCAATACATTGTAGATGGTTCAAATAAATTAAATCCTAATATTGGAAATAGTATATACGAATGGACAAATAACTTTTTATTTCCAGACGCAGAAAATTCTATGTCTGCTTCGCAAGCTGATGCTAAAACTTTAGAAGAAATATTAGCAAAAGGAAGAGATGCAGATAATAAAAGAATAAGAATTTTTGATAAATATAAAAAGAATGACGATGGTGAATATGAACTTGTAACAGGTGGAGTAAATGAAGCAGATAAATTAATCATTAAAGAATTTTTAAATCAACAAAATAAATTGTTAGCTTCTTTTGGTGACCAAAAATATGAAGGTGGACAGAGTAGAAAAACAAGTTTTTATGATATGGCAGTTGGCAGTAAAGTATTTAAAGACTTTCATCAAGATATATATAAATCATTAAATCAACATTTATTTAAAGGTTCTTGGAAAGCAAAAGATTTAGATAAAGCTGATAGAGCTTACTTAAACAATATATTAGATGCTGAAAAAGATGCTTTTAAATCAACAAAGAAAAATATAACAAATATATTTAAAGGAGAAGGTGGTAATTATTTAGATAGGATTGCTGTAAAAATAGCAGATAGTAATTTCTTAGATAATAAAAAAGAATATCATTTAACCACTTCTAAACATCAAGTAATGGATGCTTGGTTCAATAAGTTATTATCTATAGAACCTAATGAAATAAAAGAAGTAGATGGTAAGTTAGTTTCAGATGTTGATTCAATGCCACAAGACCAATTAGAAGCATTTAAATCAGATTTAGATGATGTATCAGGAAAAATTGTAGGACAAACTAAACAATTTAATAGTGTTATAGCATCTATAAAGAGATTAGATAAAAATAAAAAATATATTCAAAGAAGTCATTATCCTGATGGATGGAAAAGAAAAAAAGTTGCTAGTATTGATTGGGTTATAAATAAACTACAAAATGATTTACAAGAAAAATACGATGTACCAAAAAATAAATTACATCCTAAAGATTTAGCATATAAAAGATATGTATCTATAGAATCAAATAGTGATTTAAGGTCAAGTGTTATTCATGCTAATGGTATGCATGCGTTCTTAAGAAGTCAAAATGCTATGATGTATGATAGTTGGTATGATACACTAGGAGATGAAGCTAGAAAAGATATGAAAACACTTACTGACTTTAATAGATTAGAATATGGTAAGGGAACTGTAATAGATGAAGTTCTTGCTTATAAAGAAAATCAGATAGTAGTTGATAGTAAAATGATAGATTTTATAAATAATTATAGACCTAACATTTCTAATGTAATGGAATTAAGAAATCAATATCTTTTAAAAATGATTGAAAAGCATAAACTAAATTTTCTTTATGCATACATGGAGCCTAGAAAAAATAAAGATGATATAGGTGTATTTAATAATAGACCTGTTGCAATACCATATAAAGAAACTGCTAGGTACAGACAAGGTATACAATTACTAACTGGACTTGCAAAAGGTAATGATACATTTGAAAAAAATCAATCTAATATAGAAGAATCTAGAAAAGTATCAGAGTTTGCATTAAAAACGATATTAGAAGGTAATGAGCATTATAGAAGATTTTTTGACAAAGATGTTAGTTTAATGGATTTAACTAATTCTAATATGGAAATATTTGGATTAATGCCTTTTGATAAAAAAACAAGACAAAGATTAAATCAAGATGGTTCAGACTTTAATTGGACATCAACAATGTTACCACATAATCCTATGTCTACTATTAATAAATCTGTTATGTCTTTGTATGCTGATTATGCTAGCATGATGTCAGGTAAAAATAAAGAAAAATATAAAGACTTTTTAGAAAGGCTTAATGATTTAGAAGAGTTTTCCTCAAGAAAAGATTATTTAAATCCATCTAAATATATGCATTTAAGAATGTCATTAGACCAAGACTTTATGGATATGATTACAAAAGACATATATAATATAGCAGGAGATGATGGTATGCCAGAAAACATAAAAAACAATCCTATGTATGCTCATATGAAATATTTAAAGTATGAACCAAAGCAAGTAAAATCTAGGAGTAAAGTTATAAATATGTTAAAATCTGTTACTGAAGCAAACAATGTACTTAACACAGCCGCAAGACAAAATCCTATGAAGGATAGTGGGTTTGAAGTATTTAATACTATGGGTGAATATTTAAAATGCAAGTAAGTTGCGATAATATAAATAACAAAAAAGCAATTAGATTATGGAAAAACATCAGCAAGTGGGCTGATAGTAGTATTGTAAATAAAAACATACAAGCTCCATATCAAGCTGCTATGTCTATGTTTGAATCAAGATTTCATATACCAATGGATTATGCAGTATTATTAAGTGATAAACAAGGTGGTGCTTTTCTTACCAGAGGGAACATTAATGCTTTTGTAAAAGATTTATATGATTATGCTGGTAGAGTTAATAGTGGAAAGTTTAGTGAGTTTGAAGTTGCTGAAGGATTTATGACAGGAACTGTACTTGGTAAGAGAGACCCTGTACTTGCTGAAAGTATTAAATCATTAAGAAAAGTTGTTGATAGTGATAAAAAAAGAAGTAACGATTTAAACAATAGATTTAAAAAAGTTATAGATAATATAAGAGGTTCTGGTGAAGTTGGTGGATTTTTTAGTAATGCAAGATTAAATAAATCATTACGTAAACATAGAGAACTAGAATTAGATTATATAAAAGCATTAGATACTGGTAATGAAACAGATATAAACGAAAAATATAAAGCATTGCAAACATTTGAAAGAAAGGGTTCTGTTAAATCTTTTACAGAATTTATACAAATAGTAGAAAAAGGAATGCCTCAAGTTATTATGTCTAAATATAATGCTGAAGTAGAATTAGCAAAGACAGATAAAAAAGCAGCTAAAAGAGTAGAAGAATATGATGAAGGTACAAAATTAGTAAAACTAACTGATGATGAATCTCAAAAATATTTTTCAGAATTAGGATTACCAAGTGATATTACTCAAGCATTAAGAGATTATAATTCTTTAATGTCAGAATCGTATGAAATTTTAAGAAAAGGTATAGATGAAAAAATTAATATACATATTAAACAAATAGAAAATAGAAAAGGTTTTTCATTAACTGTAGATAAGTTAAATACTTTAAAAGAAAAAATGCGTTCTGAATTAATGCCTAAATATAAAGAAGATGGATACTTTCCTCATTTTACTAGACAACTTAATGCTAAGATGATGGATAATATGATGAAGCATTTTGATGATTTAGATAATGCTAACCTTGATATGAAGCATAATAGTCCTAGCATAGATAAGATTATTGATAATATAACATCTGCAATACCTAGTTATGCTAAGTCTAGAGACGATACTAACTTAGATTATAGTATGAATTTTGTTGATGTAATCTCAACATATATTAATGATGTAAATAAATTTAATACTCAAGTATTTGTAAAAAGCAAATTAATTGATTCTTTATCAAAAGCAAAAAGTATGTATAATACAGAAAATGAATATTCTGCTAAGATTGTTGATATGGTAAATAGTCTTTATGGTTCTGTAAATGGTCAAATAAAAGATTCTGGTTCTATGCATGAGCTTAAAAAAGTATTATTGTCTTATCAATTTACAAATAAATTAGGGTTTAGTGTAAGGTCTGCAGCTAGAAATGCTACTCAGTATTTAATGAATTACGCTACGTTTGGATACAGAGCTGTAGCAGATTCAAAAAAGTATTTAGCAGAAAATAAAACTAGTGATATACTTGGTGGGGATTTAGATGATTTTCTTAGAAGAGAAAATTTATTTATGGAAACATCTGAAGCATTAATAGAGTCAGGTATAAAAGCAGAAAACAAAACTCCATTTAAATTAAGACGTATGGATGAAGATGGTAATATAGTATATGCAGATGAAGAAAGTTTTGCTTATAAAGGAATGAAACAATTTGCAACTGGTATGAGTGGAGCTGCTAGACTTAGTTCTAAAATGCATAGAGCAGTAGAGAATGCTAATAGAAAATTAACTGCTGAAATCGCATTTGCTCAAGTTCATAAACTTATGAATAAAAGTGAAAGATTTGATGCTTATATATCAAAACAAGCTGAAGAAAAAGGTGTAACTAAAACATCATTAAGAAGAAAGCTAGCTAAGACATATGCAAAAAATATGGTAATACTTAATCATTTCGATTATGAATCATATGCTAAAGCTAAAAACATGAGAGAAGGTATTGGTCAATTTATGTTTCAGTTTCAACATTATGGAATGGAATTTCTTGAAAGAAACTATTCTATATATAAAGAAGCTAAAG